TATTTCAAAATGCTGATACCGCCCGGCTTGCGAATAATCGTATAACAGAAATACCGAAGAGCATCCATCGCATGATCGTGCTGCTTTACCGGTTTATCCTCGCCACGCTCAGATGCTTTCTGATCCCAGATATACGACCCAAACTCTTTGATCGTATTCGGACACTGGTCACTGATGGCGATTTTCCCCTGATTCAGCAACGATGCCACAAATCGGATACCGTCCAGTACGTCATTTTTTGCTTTCTTGATCGCATAGCCTCGTTTTTTCAACTCTGCAATGAAGGACGCTGCCGATGGATCTATAATGATCTTCACCGGCTTTATATCACCAAGCCACCGCTCCAGATCATCCGCATACTCACTATCCGTTTTCTGCCTTTCCTCATCTCGGCCGGAATAATAATACTCGCGGCAGCACACCCACCGCCCAGAACGTTCTTTGCACCACAACAGGAATACTGTTGCATTCTGTGTACCATAGTCACAGGACACATAATAATTTGCATTGACCAGATCAGCCGTGCTGGAAATCACATGCTTGGCAGTGTCGAACATATCGTAAATAATGCCCTCTGCCATCGCCCATAGTCCAAGGATGTACCGGCGGTAGAACACACCTGTGTACATGCCACGGTATCGTTCCTTGATTTTCTCCGACAGACTCAAGTTATCATCCATCGTGAAATGCAGATACAACAGATGCTTTTCTTCTCTCTTATCAATCCATCCGGTCTTGAACCAATGATACGGTCCATCCGGGTTGCAGTTGAACCAATACTTCGAACCATCAACAGAACATCGTCCGGTTGCCTGGTTCACGAAGCTTTCCGGCATCAACGCAACTTCATCAAAAAAGACCCCAGCCAAGGTAATACCCTGAATGAGATCCTGTGATCGTTCGTCTTTGCCGCCAAATATATAGAAATAATTGGTCACATCTCCTTTTGTGATGATTACCAAATTGTCAGCCCTGTGATCTGCCACCGTATAACCGCGACTTCGCAGCATCAGCTTAAGCCAAAATAATACATTTCTGCGGAAAGAACCGATTGTCTTGCCGCACATACCAAAATTTTCGCCGTCAAATGTACTCATCGCCCACATAACAAACGATAGCGACATACTCACCGTCTTGCCAGATCGAATAGCACCATCTGCGATAATACCATCCTTATCTTTAACCGGAGAATCTTCACACCACCAGTTCAATACCTTGCGCTGCTTCTTGGAAAATGGCTTGAACTTGAAAACCCGCTTAATCTTACTGATTCTCTTCATCACCCCAGTCCTCCGCGGCAGTACCATTCAAAGCTTCAAGGAATCCATCATCTGCAACCTCATCGCCGTCATCTGTCTGAACTTTGGCTTTCAGTAATGCAATCTCTGCTTTCTGCTTCTCAGTGGCAAGATCCATGTGATCCGAAAGCCACTGCAAAGCTTTCATCCGGTCAGCAAGTTTTACCTTTACGCCGTCCTTGCCTTTGGACACTTCTGAAATAATCGTTCCGTCCACATCCGCATCATTCTTGATATTGACATGGCTTACTGTGATAGTCTTTCGTTCTCCAGTGTCCAGGATCACATCTACATCCTCATTTCCAAACTCCACAAAATCAGTCACATCGGCAAAAGCAATGTCCATATACTTCTGGAAGATGTCTGACTCACTCAGGAACTCCCTGTTGAGACGTTCTTGTTTCAACCTGAAAATTTCATCTTTTATCCTAGCATTTCCGAGCAGTCTAGGACCATTTACCACGGCAGTCGCATAATCAACATCATACGCTTTCTGATATGCCTTGGTGGCATTAAAGCAACGAATATAATAAATGCAAAAAAGCTGTTGCTTATCAGTCAAATCAGCGTTTTGTATCACCGCTTCTACTTCATCTGCAACAGACTCTTTTTTTACTTTCTTTGTTTGTTTATTTTCTTTCGCAACGTTGCGTTTATTTTTTTGCAACGTTGCATTCGTTTCGCCATTCCATTTGTACCGGTTTTTCCAACTTCGTACCGTTCCCTCTGCTACTCCTAGTTGATTTGCAATATCTATTAGCTTAAGCCCTTGCTTATACATTTCAAAGGCTTTGTCCGCTCTCGCATCTTTTGCCTTTGGCAAGGACCATCACCACCATTTCTTTTATCAGTATCCCTCAAATAACTTAGGGGGGAATAGGGCGCCCATCCGACGCCCATAAAAAAAGCGTAAGCAGATTCTTTTCTACTTGCGCTCTTTTCATCTTATATATTATCACGAACATATGTATCATTGTGTATCATCTTTATCAACTTCTGCATTTTTTATCATCAGTTGGTAGTATACTCCTGTTGGATTGAAGTTTTTTAATGCATTAGCATGAATCCGGTGAATTTGTGCCCACTGATACCCCATATGCACACAAATCTTTTCCCAACTGTACCGTCGAAGATACCGATATGTTAATACCTCTTTTTCTGTCTCATTTTCCATCTTTTCGATATCCGCAAATATTTCTGCATATAGATCAATACGCTTATATCTGGCAGCTATTAGCTTATTTATCAGTTCGTCCAACTTTGCCATATAATCAGACAGATCCGTTTTATTATGTGCATGTGGCATATCATCCATAATAATAGACGGCATCATTTTATCCAGTCGCAATTGTTCTATTTCTTCCTCTATACGTTTGGCTGCATTTATGGATGGAATATATGATTGTAAGTACGCCTTTTTCAAATCGTTATTGTTCACTTTATTTTTCCCCCTAGTATTTCTTTTAATAAAATTTTATCACGTACTTACATATTGTTTGTGCCAACTTTTGGGCAAAAAATACCAACCATCGTAATTGGTGGTTGGTATTAATGGAATCATATTTTTTTATTTTGCAGATACTCCTATCAAATAATTTATAAATGCACTGCACGATACTAACATAAACTTTGCCTCATCGAATGTTGATGATGGACCACCTATATCTCCTGCATGGCGGATACCATTCGCATCGCTCGTATATCCGTAAAGAATATTGAATGCAGATTTTAAAGCTTTGTGAATTACCACTCCGCTATCTTCAATTTTCTTTAGCATATTACCTAGTGTAGCTTCTTTCCCATTTACTCCCGTAAGTATTTTACAAATAGCTTCAACAGCACTTATGCTTTCTTTAATTGAGTTTTCATAATCCGGCTTTTCTCTATTAGACAAAAAACCAACCGCTTTAGATATGTGTGTATTAACAATACTATATGGACTATCTGCAGCCTTATTTATTGCTTCAATTTCATTCTCATCTGTGATTGGAACAATAATTTCATTTACAAAACGATATCCAACGTACTCATTTTTAAATATAGTGTTATAGTCCTCAGCATATTCATCTTTCTTCCAGGGATTCATTTGTTTCATTTTCTGAACTATAAATTCAATAAGTGAAAAAACCTCATCATATGTATTTTCACGAATAGTTTGATATATTATTTCCTTAACATTTTCCTCATCACAGATTTGTGAACAATCAAATTCAAACGCAAATACCTGAATTATTATTGACTTGTAAAATGTCTGTGTTCTCTGGAAATCAACATCGTCCAAAACAATGCTTGTCATGTTAATCAGCATTGCCCTCGTTCTATCATCCAATGATTCATATTGCATATTTCTATTTTCAATACTTATATTGTTTCTGTCTGAAAAACCACCGCGCAATCGAACCTTATAAGTTGGTTTACTATCTGATCTTTTCATTTTCGCATTCCCCCTCATACAAAGATTATATCACTGCATGAACATTTTTTCAAAAATTTCTACTCCCTTCCCCATACAATCATATACTGTCCGTTCTTTTCTTCTACCAGATGACACATCCTCTGCCGCATTAACCTCTGTGCCATGCTGCGTCTCCGGTAAAAACTCCGCCTGCTGATCGGGAGAATACCATAATGAGCCTCAAGCATATCGTAGGACACCTTGTGTATTATGGATTCTGTTAATTCTCTGGCTATGAAGCTGTCAACCTCATTACAGATCTCATACGTTTCTTTTTCACTCATCATGCACATTCCCCCTTTCGCGCAAGTTGTTTATGCATTATGCAACATTATAGCATATAAATTATACTTATAATCGTATTTTTATTACATTTTGCAACATAAATACATGTATCATCATGCTGCCAAATTCGCCTGCATCCGATCCAACTCGACATCGTCACAGATATAATATTTAATTGTCACATCCGTACTCGAATGTCCTAATCTTTTCGATACAAAAAGTACATCTTTTGTCCGCCTATATTCCCTCGAAGCAAATGTTTTTCTGAACGAGTGCACTGTCGCACGAAATTTACAACCGCCTGCAAGTGCGATCTCTTTGACCATGTCCTCAATTGACTTATTGCACATCCGTACTCTGCCGCGCAAACCGATAAATACTGCTCCTTCCGTGCGATTTCCGATATACTGCTGTAATGCCTGTTTGCAGCGCTCGGTCATAAAGCAGGTGCGCCACTGTGACGTTTTCTCTCCCCAGATGTGGATTTCCTTTCGTGCAAAATCTAGGTTGTCAATATTAAGGTTTACAATCTCCCCGACACGAGGACCAGCGGCAAGCATAAGCTCGAACAACGCATTTAATCGCAGATCATGACCGATAGATAAGGATGCTCTGGCAATCTCTTCATCAGATAGACGCTCTTTTCTCTTCTGTGGCTGCCGAATCTTATCAATGTCTCGGGATATATCATCCTCGATATGCTTTTTTCTGTAAGCCCATGCAAAGAAGCTGCTCATATACTTTTGAATCGTAGAAGCATAGGATTTTGAAATCTTATCTTTATGTAATCTGGTAGCGATATAATCCATTACATCCTGCCCGGTACAGGTGTGATAATTTAAGCCGGTTTCTAAAAAGAATTTTTTTATAATCGTGATGTACAACTTAATCGTACTCCGCTTTCTTCCTGTAGCGGTGAGGTCGATTATATATCGCTCCATGATCCATTCATTGTCGTACACGTTTGTAGACGGCAATGTCTCTGTTGCGGTCAGATTAATATTGACCAATTTAAAAGTGATCACAGTCTTAAGGCGGTCGATTCCTTCCGATGTCAGATATCCTGACATCTCATAAACTACATCATTGATTAATTCTGCTTTTGTCATAGCAATTCCCCCTTTACGATCTGGGTAGAAAATGCTATACTCATCTTGTCTAGGGAAGTGTATAGCACTTTCTAAAGGGCTTGTGTTCCCAGCACAGGCTCTTTTTCATTTACAGTTGCAATTGCACACGTATGGTCGGAACATATGTTCTTTGGTGTGTATTTTTTTACCGGCGTGTTTCAGCCGGCAAAAATCTCAATATTCAGTTTTTATCGCATTCCCGGAATAAGTCAGCGTCTATATATTTCCATCCACCATCATAGATCATGAAATATGTATAATGTTGTGTTCTGACAATGTCATATACCGTAAACTTCTTATTGTCACTGTTTCTGATTACCTCAAACGTAATTCCACCTCTTCGCTCATTTTCTCTCAGCCGCTCTCTGTCAGTCTTGATTTCCTCGCAATAGCAGCAACCTTCACAGTCACCATCACAATCTGCGTTCGAAATGTCGTCTTCCTCCATATCTTTACGCCACATTTCCATACAATTACAGAATCTCATAGTTTTTACCTCCGTTAAAGTTCAGTTTAATTCTTCAATGCTTTCTCGCAGTTCCTCATAATAGTTAATCTGATCAGTACAATGATTGTCCAGTATATCAATCATTTCCCTTTTTGCATCTTCTAAGGATTTTGCTTGCATGAAATCCATGCGACCATCAATCACGGACTGCCATCCTATCTCATCACCGCAGTAAACAATACTTCCAATAGTTACACTTCCGTAATAAGCGACTATGTTTACTTGTTTTTCCCAATCACTTTGTTCTGGTTCAACCTCTTTCCATTCCATTGTGCACATAGTTTTCCTTTCCTCCAATTCTTCCTGACTGTATTTCCGATAGCTGATTCCGTAATTTGTGAATCCACCGGATTGATATGTTATGCATCGTGACATTTCATACCCCTCTTTCAGTTTAGTCAACTATGCCTCTTTGCATACTGAAAACGTGTTTGAGCAGGTTTTGTACCTTCTGAATACAAGTAGTTTCGGAAGGTCGAATAATAAAACCACGCTCTTATAAATCTGAATATTCTCATTACTTATTACCTCACTTGAATTCTAAATGTTTTCAGCTAATCTCTCTCTAATATCCTTTATTTTCATAGCATATTCGATTCCCTTGTTAAGAATTTCTATTTGCTCGTCAATATCTCCTACGCATGAATATGATATTTTTCCATCTTTCGCTACGATAACTTTATTTCGTATATCATATAACTCATCATTTCTTTTGTACTTATAATACCTAATGATGAGCTCTGAAAATTTAAATACCCTATTGAGTAATTTTAATGCCAACCACATAAGAGCAACAATCATTGCGATAAGTCCAATGATAATCAAAATATCAAATAGAAAATTTTTTACTACATCCATTACTCCGCCTCCTCTAAATTCTAATTTAACTCCCTATTCTACCAAATCAATCCACCAATAAAGCCATGAAAAACACACATAAGTTCTTTTTTTCCGTGCGTATTTTTTAGGTACTATTATGATTGTTGGTAAAACCGTAAATGTATTTTTATTCCAATTTACTCTCATGCTATTCCTCCATTTCTCTAAAACTACCTAGGCAAACCGGAGCTGTCCGGTCATCCAAAGTTAAAACTTTCATATTGTGCTGCAGCATACAACCATGAGTCATGTTTGCATTTATACATATTTGCAAACACGGGTTGATAATTATTTAGTTCTTTATATCCACCAGAATCTATATGATTTCTTCTGTCCTCTTCAAATTTCTTAATTTCTTTCGCTTTGCCTATATGTTCATACATACTGCCGTAGCGATAGTAAATTTCTCCGTTTACAAGTGCAGCATAGAAATTTATAATTTCTCGATCATGGCAAATATATTTATATGCCACCACCTCTGTTGCATGAATATCTTTTCCCAGTATATGGTCGTTCTCTGCAAGATATCGCGCTGCCGCACTTTCTGCAGGTTCTCTTTCAGTAAAAACTACTCTACCAATCTGCGTATTCCATGTCACGTCTCTATCAAGATCATATCCCCGGTTGTTATGTCCGCAAGACCATGTTCTTTTTCCGACAATACATTCTTTTACATCTCCACGGATGACTTTATACACTCTCTGTCCCTCTGTGAGCATTACTGGCGGCTCATTTTCAGAATTCTCCGGTATAAGTAAATCCATTAAATTTATCTGCCCATCACATTCATAATTACCCAAATTTTTCATTCTCTTTTTTGAAACCTGGTACCCTTTATGCGCGCTGGTTCGGCTCCTTTCTTGACTTCATTTCTTTTTTTGATATACTATTTATATCGAAACACTTATTGTGTCGATTGGAAGTGGCGCATCAATCCTGATGAGATTATGCCTAGTATTTAGTGCAATACTAAGCAGCGTAACTGTAATTTACTTTTCCTTCTGTAAAGAGGTGGTACCCATGAAAAAACTTGAGACTGTAACAGCAATTTTTAATTCATTTTCTTGCAACTGTTTATCTTTCATTGGGATTTACGCTGCTACTTCCGCTAACAAGTATAACTTGCTGATGAGTTGGTGAAATTCCACCGAATAGCGGAATGCACTGGTGCATGTTAAAGCATGCACCTTTTTTATATCATCTGATCTAACGGCAAGCTCATCTGCCCTTTGCAGTTGTCCCCGATCGTCGTAGGATCCCATCCCACGCCGATATAGTCCAGGACTTTCGCCCATCCATAATCATTCCCGTCCTTATCCTTGCACATATGGAACATCAGATAATCCCACTCTTTCGGATTGCTCTCATACAACAGATCAAACCGATGTGGGCGTTTCTCCATGTGGATTCCAAAACCGCACATACTGCATCCGGTACGTTGTGCCTTAGTTGTATAAAGCGTTCCATCCGGCTTTTTCTCAATCGTTCCGTAGATTTCCGGTATAATGCTGTCTGGCATTTCAAAACTTTGAGATAATTTTCCTTCTTTCAAAAGTTTCTCATGATATTTTTCTTTCAGTCCGGCTTTCCACAGTTCGTCCATTTCCAGTGCGAGTTTTAAAATGTCCTGCCTATGGAAGATTGCAAATGGTGCCGATCTGATCGTAGATGCTCCAAAATAATTACATCCGTTCATCCGCAGGCTCTTGGCACGTCTGCCACCTTCGGATGCCATCAGTCCCAGATACGGCACACTGTTATGCTCTTTTCCCCAGTCATCACAATTTTTCTCTTTAAGGTAATAGCAGCACTTCGAAGATACAAGAAAATCTGGCTTCTGATAATCACACCCTTCATTTTCGTTTTCATATCCACCGAACAGCTTTAACCATCTCTGTTTTAACTGCATTTTGGAGTTTTTCTGCCATCCGCCATATTCTCCGGTCTCCCCAGTAATAATCGCATGGCGGACAGTTTTATTTTTCTCTGACGGATTTTGTAACAATTCTATCTTGGCAGCCACTTCCTTTGAAATGACCGGAAATCCAAATTCCTGTATGACCTTTGGTTTCGTCCAATAAGTACCATCATCTCTTTTCAGTGGCGGTACATTTATTATTCCAAGAGCCTTATGTACTCTCTGTATGCTCTTGTCTTCCAGTGTAGATGCACTGACTCCTGGTGCATCAATTCCGCATACCTCATGTAAAAACAGGTATAAGATTATACTGTCAAGTCCACCGACCGAAACATGGTAATTGAGCAATCTTCCGTCACATTCATTTGCGAACTCTTCTGCTCTGATCTGTGCATATTTTCTTTTATATTCATATGGCTGCTTTTCTTTCTGCATAAATGATGCAATCTTCTCATATGCTCCGATCCGCTCCATTCTTTCTTTTACTGATTCCATTTTTTTCTCGGAGTAAAGAGCTCTTTCACGCTGGCCAGCAAACCTCTCACTCCTTTCGATTTACTTCAAAATTTCATCTAAGCAGGCATTCCAACCTACGCTCTTTGCATCTGTCCAAAAGTTACTTATGTAGTGATTTTTGTTATGATTAATTTCTCTTTTCTCCGGCAATTCCCGGAGCGGACACCAATCTGGCTTTCCAACGTTATATGCATCTTCTTGTGCCACGCCACATATTAAATTTAATATTGGATTGTCTCTTTCAAAAAAACTACAAGGACAATCGGCGCAACATTCCGGCATATCCGTCACCAATACTGCTTTAGGCATCTTCTATTCCTCCTATTTTTTATACACTTTCCATGCTTTAAAGCTATTCCCTTTAGGTACATCGCAAATCCAATACGTTGTACGTGCTTCTCCATCTTCATCAGTTCCAAAACCATAATAAATATAGGCTTCTTCTACCGTTAAATCGTTTACGTTACACCCATATTCTTCCGCGCCAATTTTTAAAGCTTCTTCCTTGTTATATTTACTCGCATTGAAACCAAGCGAATCTCCGTCTCCGTAAAAATAGTTATAATCAAATTTGCTCATATCCTCACATTCCTTCCGGCTTCTCGCACCGTTCAAATTCGATAACCCAAACCCACGGATTCGCATCCCAACCGTAGTGATTTATGTCGTGCTTCTTGATGGTGCTGTTCCAAAGGTTTTTCCACTCTTCCATTGCAATCTCCATGTCTCCGGCATGAACTGCCATAGAAGAAAGCCCCTCATTACGAATACCGTCAATGGTAATTTCCTGCAACCGCTCTACCCTCACATCCGTAACCTTAAGCCAGATACGCGCCGCTTCTTTCGGCATGTGGATGGATGGGTGCCAAGATGTGTTGTTGTAATCAATCAACCGCTTCTCTTCTCTTGGTGTATTCTTGTCTGCTTTGTAGAAATATTTTTCGCCATCGTATCTCAAGCACCATGTTTCCCGAACATACAGTATATCGCCCTGCTGATATGGTGGCTTCACATACTGAATAGAACCGCCATATTCATCAATGCCAAATCCAAAGCATCCTACCTCTTTCTTTTCTGTACTGTCGGTAACAAAACCGAGCGGGTATGTATGCTTTTCATCTGGTTGGGGTTTTACCAGCCGTCTTGTGCAACTCTTTCTCCCGTCCAGAATCGCCCGAACCATTTCGGTATTGAATAAAATCGGTTTAATCGCCATTTACTCCACCGCCTTTCACAATCTCGATTGCATGCTCATAACTTCTTGCTTTCTCTTTTCCCAAATTCCTGTTGTATGCATTCTCCCAAAACTTTCTCTCATTTTCCAACTGCTCCACAACCTTGTCCGTGTCATATGCAGTCGGCTGCTGGTCAATCTTCTGTGCCAATGCATAAAACATATCATCACTACGTTTCTGTGTAAGAAGAATATCCATAAACCATTGTTGATATAATTCTTGCTTTAATGTCTCCGCATCAATCAGTCTTCCCATCGTTCGCCCTCCTGTTCCAATCTGTAGTTGCTTTCGTTCGCTCGTCTTTCCCTGTTCTGATGCCTCCGTCCTGATCCATGTACATCTCACATTCATAGCTTTTTGGAAGTTCCGTTCCGCATTTCATACATTTGATTTTGAACATTACACCAACAGCCGAATGTAATGGCTTATTTCTAATGGTTAAGAACATTGCGTTTCCACCGCAGAACGGACATGTCTTAAGTCTTTCACTCATTCTTCATCACTCCAATCAATTTTTCTTAAACAATTTGGACATCCATAAGGTTCTTCTACTTGATGCCCACAATCTGGACAATAACCAACATGTTCTTTATGTTTCTGATATCCAAAATAACTATTCGTTACATGCATTGGTTTCTTCGCTGTCCACTTCTCCATCGCCGCCCGGCATTCTTCCAGCGTTCCGATTGCACGGTACTTCTGTACCTCTTTCAGTGCCTTGATTGCCATCTCATAACCTTGGATTTCTCTTTTTCTCTCGTTATTCTGTATACACATTTTGGCTAAATCAATAGAAGTCTCAAGTTCTTTAATTGCTTCATTCTCCGTCATATCTACACCTCCAACAGCTCTGGGCTGTCAATCATGTTGCCGATCACTTCAAAATTCTCTGAATCAAAATCATCCAGTTCCTCGTAGTAATCACAGTCCGGCTCATTCGTACACCATCCGTTTTCATGCCACACGACACGCTTTCTCGTCTCATCTTCTGGAAACTCATCATCGATATGCCCTGAGAGAATATCATTCTCCCAAATCAGATTGCCGTTCTTATCCTTAAGTCCGGTGCACTGGCAGAGGGTAGCTTGATCCACTTCAATCATGCCCGGGATATCATTAAACATTCCCCATAAAATATATCTTTTCTCCCAGATTCCATAAAGATATCCACACGCCAACACTCCGTTATCAATCCGCTTTCCACGAAATAAATGTCTATTCTCCATGACTTTCCCCTTTCTTCGGATATACAAGCTTCAGATCATATCCGCTTGCAATAAATTTCAACGTCAATTCGTGATTGACTGCGTTTCCGAGCTTATCATAAATCCAGTACATATCCTCTTGCGTGAATCGTGTTCCGAGATATTCATTGTATCCAGAAAGAAGTGATTCCCTCCATTCTTTATTTCTCTTCTCTTGGCTGTAAGGTTCTCCCTTTGCAAGTGGTCTGGAACACCACTCTAAAAGTTTACAGATAATATCTTTCTGTGTATTACAGTTTTTTGCTGTAAAATACACATTCCCTTTGTCTGATAAAATAAGTTCTCCACATTGAGTAATATAACTATTCGGAAAGAATTTCATCAAATTGAAAATTTCATTAAACATGCTATTCCTCACTTTCTGCCCGAAGCCAATCCAAAACACATGATTTGCAAGCCTCTTCAGGATGAGAACATTCCTCTACGCCAATGTGTTCTATGCAACTTCCAAATAATACTTCTGCCAACTCCTCATCCGTCATGCTTCTGATCCGGTCTGCATTGGTCTGTGGTTTCTTCGCCATGCTCTTCATACATTCCATCATATTTCTACCTCACTAAATCTAATCCTCATTTATGTAAAACTCATTTCCATGTCTGCTGTACCCAAAGCAAAGGCTTCCATCATCACAAATTAATGCAAGTTCTAAGTCTGATAATTGTGTATTATTTTTAATAACCTTATAAACAGAACGATACATACCCGGTGTATGATCTAAGACAATGTCATAATCTTCAAGATTATCAACTTTATATCTTGAAATTCTGTATTTTTCCTTTAATTCTTTATAAATTGTGCTGTTCATGATTGACTTTTCTCTCTCATTTTCAGTAAAGGCATATGCTGGATAAATTCTCTTTTCAATCTCCATATTATTTTTCTCCTATCTCACTAAATCTATTGTTTTAACAGATATCCCTTTAAATTTCCCGGTGCGACAATACTCTGCGGTATCAAAAAACATAATGCATCCATCGTCTTTTCCGGTATCTTCACTTCCTACAAGTGCTATGCTTACACCGTTTCTTATCAGTGTATTTTTTAACAACATCAATGCCGCTCCTATCTCCTGCTTGGTTTCATCTGTCATTTCAACTTCACCTTTCTCTTTCTGCCTTTCTTCTCAAACTTATCGCACATCCACGCCTTAATCTGGTCTGTAAATAATATCCACACATGACCTCTGTCTGATTGTGCTTGTATGCATATTTACATTTCCGGCAGTATTTTACGCTTGTCTTTGTCATTTCTCCCATGTTAATAATCCTTATTTCACCGCTTTTCCTGTTACAATATCCCAATTTTCATCCTCAATAAACTGATTCCGAATAATCTCATCCGTCAGATAGTGTTCCTTACTCTTCGGTTGCTTACGCCAATAGGAATCAATATAATAGGCAACCCAATTCATAAATTCCTCAATTTTGGCATTTGAGAAACGGTAAGAATCTTTTAATGTCGGAATTGTCAGATACATTGTGGAGGCAAGCGCGCTCTCGATATTCCGATCTGCGCCAAGCACTGCCCGTCCATTTTTTATATCTGCCATATACAATTTTTTTGACATTGGGATTGATTTTACCCACTTGACCACATCAATTTTCTTTTTACGGCAATATGCCATCATGCTCTCGCTCGTTACCGCTTCGTCATCATCGTCCTGCCAAGATTTCCGACGCTCAACGGTTTTGCTATAAAAATTCGTGACCTGCTTAAACGTCATATCAAACTTGTCATACAAAATGGCTGTAAAAATATATCCCATGTGATTCGCGATATTATCTCCTAACTGGCATTTTGCTAATTCCTGCTTATAAACACTCGATGGAATCACCCTTTTTCTCTGCTGTACGCTATGCATTTGTCCACCTTCCTTTTAATTTTTATTTTTATTTCCACCCGCCATCATCTTTTCAATGATTTCCTCCTGCATCCGCTCTGCGATATGATCCCGGACTGATTCTTCTGGAAATGCGATCTGATATGTCCGCTCCTTGATCCGGTTCGTGATACGATCATCGTAAGAAAGTTTGTCTAGCGGATCATTGCTCGTGAAAATCGTTACCTTCTGGTTTATGTACCGCTCATTGATGATCTGATACATTTTGTCATTTATCCAGTCCGCTGGTCGCTCCACTCCGAAATCATCAATTACAAGAATGTCTGTGGTGTAAAGTGCGTCTAAAAGCTGGTTCTCACTGCATTCTGTATCTCTCCGCCATGTATTCTTAATCTCTTGCAGTATGGTCAGTGACACTGCAAACTTCACTGCATAGTTTTTCATCAGCTCATTTGCAATCCCGGCAGCAATCCTCGTCTTACCGCTTCCCTTTGTCCTAGACCAGATATACAGTCCCATGCCTCTTTCCTTCTGGCTATCGAAATCATCCAGATAGGTTTTTATGATTTTACAGGCATCTGACACCATCTTTTTACTTTCCTGCTTTCTGTACACATCCATCCGAAACAATCTCAGATCCATCCCACGGAATGCCTCCGGTATATCTGCGAATCGCAACCGCCTTGACATGACCGCTTTTTCACGGCATTTACACGGTACTGCTATTTCAACTCCGTCTTTTATTTTCAAGATCCACTCCCGACCTTCGCAAATTGGACACACATCAGAATCCTTGGAAGTCTCCGGTGTCTCCGCATTCCTGCATAAGTTCGTTGAGTGATTTTTCATGCGTTCCAGTATCTCTTCCAACTGGTCCATCGTTCTCTCCTTTCAGATACTGCATAAACAAGTTCTCTCGTAAAAAGTTCTCTGGCTTTTTAATATATCGCTCTGCTGTTTTCTCCCGTCTGCATATATCTGCATAATTCTGTGCGGCCAATACCAGATCATCTTCCGGTACACCAGCCAGTACCGCATTGCAGTATTCAGTTTCAACAAGACAGCCAGTGCACCGTTTCGGATAGGCTGCGGCAAACTCTCCGAATTTTTCCACGGGGGATATAGGGGGTGTATTTTGTTTATGTTTATGTCTTTGTTTATTAATAGGTTCACTTTGTGGTTCAAACTGTGGTGCAATTTGAAGTTCACTTTGTGGTTCATTTTGTGGTTCATTTTTAATGTAATTTTGAACCACAAGACTATTTATTTTATATTGTGCTGCAAGATTCCCACCGCGCGATTTCCATTCGATGAACCCATCTGTAGCAAGCTTGTTTCTCGCTCTCTTTAACGCTGATGCATTTAATCCAGACCGAAGTCCAAGGACTGACGAGGCTACCGTAAACGTATCTGGCCACCCTGCTTTATTCGCTATGGACATTAACGCATGCCATAAGGCGATTGCAGTGTTGGGCTGCGGGTTTAGTTCGAGCCTGTCGTAAAATGCTTTTATCTCAGCTAAATAGTTCAAGTTTCCACCTCCCGAATCCGAACTTCAATCCGTGGATTTTCAGCATCTATAAGAAATTCATCAGAGAATCCACAGATCTGCTCCCAGCCATCATTTTTTAATACATGGCAGTTAACTAATGCATCCTGGATCACTTTTCTGCCGAATGACGATATATTGTCCAAATCACGCCTTTTATTCTTTTCCACCCACAGATATTCCATAAATACTTTTTTATTGATATTTACGTCTCTCAGGCACTTTCTGATGTACACAGAAACAATAGCTTCATTCTGCTTTTTCATCTCTCCGCCTTTATATCTGCTTGCCTTATCCGCACGGATAAAATCATTCAAGTTATCCAGTCTCCCTGGAATGATTAGTAAGTATTCCAATCTCACGCCACCTTTCAAATGTCATTTTCATCGAGAGCCGCTTCTTTAGAACCGCTCTAGCTCTATGTAGATCTTTTGCAAGATATTCTTGAAGTTCTTTCTCATCCACCGTATCACCTGGAACTGGTCTGTAATAACCATTGCAAACGTTAATAATACAGTCACCTTCATTGTTCGCACTCTCGACCATTTTCCGAAACTTTCTGTCTTTTACCGGGTTGGACATTCTAGCCAGTGGCTCTTTGTGTCCATAGGGAATATCGTTTATCGTATTCATTAATCCCCTTTCTTCTCCGGGACTAACCCCGGAGATAATAACCAGCTTCCAATAATTCGTGATATATCATTTTCTGCATGAATAGGTTTCTTTCTGCCGGACGGCAAGGTGTTCCAACCCTATAACCACGACTTTCCAAAAATACTTCTGAACTCTTCTCTAGTACCGTAATGAGATTCAAAATATTCCTGCGCCATAGTTTTTAATTTCAAATCAATTTCTTTTGCATTGGCGCCTCTCTGCGCTCCGTTAGGATGCAGATCCGGTCTGAGTGGAATAACAAAACCATACTTTTCACTGTTTTTACGGTTTGAACTTCCAAAGATATGATGTCTTTCCACCGGATATGTTCCGGTAAAATAACAGTGATCCATATCATCCGTGAACACGCTCCAAAGCTTTTTACTCATGTTCCCCACTCCTGTTTCATTCGTTCCAATTCATCCGGTGTAGCTGTCTCAATTCCAAGTTCCTTTGCTTCTTCAACAATCCGATCTATAAAGTGGCTCATTTCGGCAGTATCGTATTCACTGGATCCTTTAATCATCAGATATGAAGCAAATTTCCCATTGTCTTTAATAAATTTCCAATGACCATCTACCTTTGACATATCCACTGATTTTTTTACTGTGATTGTGATATATCCATCTTCATCCTCATATAATGTTCCATATTTCTGGAGCATCTGCTCATATACATCCTCTTTACTTGAAGATATATCTGGATGATTGGCAATCTTCGTCATTAATACCCACGCATAAGCATTTGCATCAAGGCTTCGTTTCTGCTTATATTTGACCGCTCGGATACGTAACAGATCATCTGATCTCATATTTTCAACCTGTCCTGCTGCCGAAGAATCAACCTCAAATGTAAGGATGATGCCTTGTCCATTTAATGTACGGCTCGCTCCGGTCAGTTTTCCTATAGTATCCATAAGCTACTCTTCTTTCTTTTTCTTATACCAGCACTTAACCTGTTCAATGATCTTAGCAGCCATTTCACTTGATAGATCTGAAGTCTTTTCAAAATGATATTTTTCTTTCAGCGTTTTCCAGATATCATTGGATGTAGCATTCTCACACATATCAGAATACGCGCTTACAAAATCTGTCATTGTCCTAAGCTGTTCTACGGTTGCTGGAACAAAATCATTTTTAGGTTCTACAGTATGGCTTTCTGAATCTGGATCCTGCATCTCTTCGGTAGGAATACAGAACACTTGGAAACAAGCATATTTAAACGCAATCGCCATAGCTTTATTCGTTGCCTTATCTCCGGAATCCATGCCCTCACCGATTGTTACCGCCGTGATACTGCTTCCATCTTCCGCATAAAAGGTATATTTAATCTTGCAGACCGAATAGATCAGCGTTGCACCTTTTATGGATTTTCTTTCTTCTCTGGTCTGTTCTAAGACCTCTGGAACGATAAATATATGATTGTTGACCAATGCCGGATTGATTGCATTCATTACCGCATCAATTCCGCGGTATTTAAACCCCTGCGTCTTATTCACATCATTTTTTCCAACCGCACCGATTTCTTCCATGCACTTTGATATTGCCTGATATATGTTCATCTGTTTTGCTGTCTCTGCCATTATCGTACTCTCCTATACTTAATTTCTAAGCTGCGCATCTGTGCTTCCAACTGCACGATCTGGAACGGATCAGCAATAATCTCATAAACAATGGAATCATTAACCGGCTTCGGCTCAATAATAATTTCTTCCGGTGCAGTCTGCGCAACTGGTGATTCCTGCATCGGAGTATCAATAGCAGAATTAACCTCTGATGCCGTACGTGCTTCCTCTTCGGCTTTTCTTTTGGCTTCCTCTTCCTGTCTGCGCAAAATCTCTTCTTTCTGCTTCTGATACTGATTCATGACCTCAATAGCATCTGATAATTCTAAGGTTGTCTTATATTTCTCAATTCCTTTATCCTCAAACTCTGATTCCATGCTGCGGATAATACCGAGGTCTTTTTCTACATGATCCACTCTCTCTGTAATGGTTTCTGTGATTGCTTTCTTTGTAGTGGTGGCATTCTCCCACTTACTGTCATAAATTCTCTGTAAAGGAAGATATCCGCTCGCTTCCTCATGCTCTGCCATGATCTCCGTATAAATTTCAGAAATCAGCGCTTTCTTTTCTTCCACACGCCTACGCTCAAATTCTTCCACCTGATTATTGATAAAGTTGATTGGTTCATCAATCAGATTGTCCAGTTCCTTTACCTGCGCTTCAAAATTGGTGTAAGGAATCATAAAAGATTTCTTCACTTCCAGCTTTTTATCGTTAACTGATTTTTTCAGTTTTCTAAGACTTGCAATTGTCTTTTTTGCTTCTGTTTTGGAATCCTCTGTGAAAATCATATTTTTATAAATTTCCAGCTCGGAATTAAGTTTTTCCTTAATCTCCTCAAAATTAAAACCAATAACACCATTTTTCTGCTCTACATTTACTCTGATTTCTTCCATCTTTCTTTTATCCTCTCTTCCTCTGATTCAATATCTGCCATCTCTTCACGTCTGGCTTGTTTCTCATATAATCTGTGGCGGCGTTCTCTGTCCCTCTCGTACTCTTCAAGCATATCGAGGCTGTCCGGTATGTAATCACTGTACATTTCCCACCTCCACGGACTTAATCACGGTAACTGACCGTTTCCTTTTTCTGGTCGTCTCCAATAATGATATTCATAACATTTGTGTCTAAGGTAAATGTTCCATAAATATCTCCTTCTGCCGTAAGCATTAAAATTCCATTTTCAATACCAAGGTTTTCAAGTAATGCCGATAAATCCTTAAGTCCGTCAATTAACTTTCCGGCATCCGTTCTGCATAATCTAGTTGCTGGCATTTAAAAATTCCTCCATTTCCATCTGTCTGAAATCTGTAGATAAAACCATGCATCTGACCGCTTTCTCACGCTGTTGATTCATGTACTGCTCGTCCCGGCATTCTTCACACATGCTTCCTTCACCGGGATCTAAACTGCATCCACAGATTCTGCATTTTCTGTAAATCATAAAATCACGCTTTCCAAAAACCTAACTACGTGTTACAATAAACGCAGAAATACTTTTGTATTCCTACGGTAAATAGCACCAGTTCTCGCCAAAGAATGTTATGGTGCTATTTTTCTTTTTCACTGAGTAACCATCCTTTCATTTGATGGTAAAGCGGTATGTATCCTTCAGCGTCAACCTCAATATGAAAATCCGTTGCCACCTTTGTAATAATCATGCCGACCGCTATATCCTCGACATTCGGATTTTCCTCACCGCTTACGCATTGAGCATTTGTCACTTTGCCACCTCCTCAAATTCCCCAAGGAACTCAACATCAGCGTCAAGCTTGTCCCTCCGGCGGATCATGTAAAAGTATGCTTTCCGCTTTTCTTCCCAGCGTTTCTCCACATCCATGATCGCAACTCCAATAAGTGCAACCACCGCACCGAGAGCTATAGCGATCAGCAGAAAAACATAATACGTTCCATCCGCATCAATCATTCCGCCTAGAAACATGATTCCAAGCCCTACCGCTATAAATACTTTACTGATCTGCTTCATTCTCCACCTCCTCGTTGTCTGCTCTTGGTTCGATACCTAGAAACTTGTCCAGCTTTGCCCGGAAGATAAAATACTGATAATTCTTAACCTTCGCATTTGGCTTTATCACGCTTCCGAGATCCCACCGCCCGGCTTTCATCTGGCGTCTAAGGTATTCCACATTGCATCCAATCTCAGCAGCGGCTTCTTTTACTGTTAAGCGTTGGCTCACTCTCTCACCTACTTTCTCAATTTGCCTCAAATAAGTAATCAAGACTGCATGTTGGAAATTCTTTCTTAATTAAAAGCATTTCGCTTCTCTTAAATTCCGTTGCACCAGACATTTTGTTTTTTAGGCTTTCATAGTTAATACCTGTTTTTTCAGCCAAAGCCTTAATGGTTAATTTATTTCTTGCCATCTCAGCGTTTAAGTTACTAAACAATTTTTCATCTCCTTTCCTGTAAATTACCCTGTAGCGTAATTTATGAGTTTATTATATACCCTGCATCGTAATTGTCAACCCCTAAAAGTAATTTTTTTACTCTGCAAGGTATTTTCTTATTTACATAAATAAAAGAAAGTAGTACAATCAAATCATAACGGAGGTGTAAAAAATGGGACTTACAGATAAATTAGATATACTTATGAAAGAAAGAAACATAAACAAAGCAGAATTAGCCAGAGAATCCGGGGTGCCATATACGACAATCGACGGATTTTATAAAAAAGGCTCAGAAAATGCTAAATTATCTACTTTAAAGAAACTATGCTCATATTTTGATTGTTCTTTAGATTATTTGGCAGACGATAATGTAAATGAACCACGAACTATGGCAGCCCACTTTGATGGAGATGAATACACAGAAGAAGAGATAACTAAAATTAAGGAATATGCAGCTTTTGTAAAAGCAAACAGAAAATAGTCCCCTTTATTGTACATATGAAATGTTATGATCTATCCCGAGGGAGGGATTTCTTTTGACAAACTATGAAATATTATTAGAAGAAGCTGAAAACGCCGGAGTAACGGTAGATGAAACTTCACATTTTTGCGGCACTAGAATTAAAGGACTTTATTTTGATAATCATATTGCTATAAATAAAGATATACCTACTGATACTGAAAAGGCATGTATTTTAGCGGAAGAGCTAGGTCATTACCAAACTGCTACCAGTAATATAATAGACCAATCTACTGTCCAAAATCGAAAACAAGAAATGTGTGGTAGAATCTGGGCTTATAATAAACAAGTTGGACTTACTGGTCTTATAAAGGCATATAAAAATCGTTGTGAAAATTCACATGAAGTAGCTGAATATTTAGGTGTAACAGATAGCTTTTTAAATGATGCCATAACTTATTATAAAAACAAATATGGTTGTTACACTCAAGTCGATAATTATATTATAATATTTGAGCCTACAATTGCTGTTATGGAATTAATTTAGTAATTTGAATGTTTCACCATATAAATTATCAACCAAAGGGAGAACTACATATGCAAAACCTCTTTTTCAAACGACTACAAAAGTTAATTGGTATATTTTTTCTATTAGCAACACTTATCGGTATCCTAATTATTATAACAAATATTACAGATATTATTCAGGTAATTTCCACTGCAATAATATCAATAATGTTTGGTATACTTTCATTCTTGCTTTTAAGAAATGATTCATCAGAAAAGCAATCTAAAAATTCAGACGCAATATGCGCTGACAAGCCACAGGAACGAGATTATTCTAAGCAAACGGAATATGTCCAAGACGGTAACGTAATATACCGTGCAGATGGTAAAAAAATCTCTGATGAAGAAGTGCCATACCTTATGCAAGTAGGATACGAAAATGCTTTGGCTGAGGAGAAAAATAGTTCCAACCCAAAGTTTCATAGATCATTTAAGGAAGAGGAATTATCTTACTCTTTTGAAAATAAATACTATAACGAGATTGCTAAAAGAATAGAAAAATTTGAAACTCCATACCATAATTCCTTTTCAGAGCAGGACTTATCAAAAAAAATTATGTTATTGGAACAATCTATTACGGAATTCGATAAATGTAAAAATTTCTGCTATTCAAAAGGAAAAGGCGGCACAATCTATTTTCAGGACATGTATGAATACTTACACAATACACATAATGAGTGCTTTTCTTACCGAGATATGATTTTAGGCAGTCTGGAAGAATGTTATTACGAACGAGACGAATTGATTCCTGAACTAAAAAATGTAATTTGCAATCACAATGGAATATTACAGAAAAACATCTATGCAGAATTGCCAGATTTTCAAAGAAGCGACATTCAACGTATGCTCCGCAAGTTAGAAAGTGAAAATGTAATAACACGAATTAAAAAATCTGGATCTTATGAATTACATCTTAACTGCCACGAATAATAAAGCAATTGCTTTCAATAAAAAAAACGTCTCTTACCGAACTGATGTTTGATTATTGGAGGTACATATGATGGAAGAAAAACAAAAAGATTATTTTATTACACGTTATTCGTTAATTCCAGATAAACAAATTGATATTGACACTGCTATTGGTATTTCAAAAGAATCAAAATTTATGGATTGGC